CGCAGAAACTGGGGCTGCAGTCCGTGCCGTGCATCCGGCTGGGGCATCTCAGTGAGGTTCAGAAGCGAGCCTACATCCTGGCAGACAACCGAATCGCCCTGAACAGCGGGTGGGACGACGCGATGCTTGAGGTGGAGTTGGCGGAGTTGCACGCTGACGAGTATGACCTCGGGCTGTTGGGCTTCGATGCGGATGAGTTGTCGAAGTTGATGGGCTATGACATGCCGGCAGAGACGCCGGTTGAGGTGAAGGAGGATGAGGTTCCGGAACCTCCTGCCGATCCGATAACGAAGCCGGGCGACCTTTGGATTTTAGGCGAGCATCGGCTGCTGTGTGGCGATTCGACGAAGGCGGAGGATGTCGCAAGGCTGATGGCGGGCGTGAAAGCAAACTGCATATTAACCGACCCGCCGTATGGCATCGGCATTGCTTCCAATCCAGTGCGACAAAAACACGCGAAAGCCGATTGGGACGCAAAGCCAGTCGAGCCGAAACAATTTGTTGAATCAGTACCACAAGCGATAGTGTGGGGCGGCAATTATTTTGATTTGCCGCCAGCAAAAGGCTTTTTTGTGTGGGACAAAAAACAGCCAGAGGACTTCACTCTGGCAATGTGTGAAATGGCATGGACCAACATCGACACGCCAGCAAAAATGTTTCGCATGTCTGTCACCTCCTATGGCAAAGAGCACCCAACACAAAAGCCTGTCGGCTTAATGGCATGGTGTTTGTCGTACACAGATGGCGACGTGTTTGACCCATTCCTTGGCTCCGGCACCACCCTCATCGCCGCCGAGCAACTCAACCGCAAATGCTACGGCATGGAAATCAGTCCGCAGTATTGCGACGTCATAGTGAAACGCTGGGAAACGCTGACAGGCAAAACCGCGACACTGGAAGCGAGGTGACAAATGATCCAACCAACCGACTCCGCACTTCTCACAGAGCCGCTTTCCCGCTCTGACATGCAACTGATCGGGCAGGCAGTCCGCAAGGGATGGAAGATCCCGGATTTGTTATTGGATCGCCTGCCAGCCGCACTGGCGAAGATTGTGACAGAAGGTGAGCCGCGGCATAAAATCGCAGCCGCAAAAGTGCTAGTGCAAATGCACGACAGCAACAGCAGGACAGCCGGAGGAGGCACCGGTGGCCCTGTCGTCAATGTAGGAGTGCAGGTCAATGGCAATCCTCAATCCGGACGAAATCTCGCAACTCAGATCGCTCAGCGAATCCGACTTGAGCGACTTTCTGCAGACGCTTCCGAGTGACATCCTCGACGACGTTGCAGCCGAAATTGACGGTCTGCAATTCGGCGATAACTACGCTTCCGATCGCTCCCGCCGAAACGCTCAGGTGATCAATGCCAAAACGGCAGCCGCGCAGGAAATCGGACCACTCGCCACAGTCCGCGACCCAGCTCGCCGGCAGCGATGCAAGACCGACCTGCTCGACTTCGCCCTGACGTATTTCGCTGAGACCTTCTACATCCAACTCGCCCCGTATCAGGTGGCGATGTTTGAGCGGTTTCAGTCAGTCATTCTCAGTGGCGGACGCGAAGCCCACGCAGTCCGCCGCGGTGGCCTCAAATCGACCTGCGCCCGTGTTGCCGCAATCTGGGCTGCAGTCTACGGGCATCGTCGATTCATCGTCTTGGTCGGAGCAACCGACGACAAAGGCACCGAACACAGAGACAACTTCTTCGCTCTGATGGCATCCAGTCAGATGCTTGCAGACGACTTCCCTGAAATCGGCCCGCTCGTGCTGAAATGGAAGCAGCCCAAACGCCAGTTCCGTTTAGACGGGCAACTACTCACACTGCATCCCAAAGACTCCCGCGGCTGCATCGTATTTCCAGACATTCCCGGCACTGACTGCGACCAGATCCGCGTGGCCCCATACTCACTGATGGCAACCGACGTTTCCGGCGTTGCCTACACAAACGACCGCGGTGTTACCGTCCGACCGGATCTGATTGTTTTCGACGACGTGCAAACGCCGCAGTCGGCATCCAGCCCACTACAAACCGATGAGCGAGAGGAACTCATCACAAAGACCTTCATGGGGCTGGCTGGTCTCGGGCAAGAAATGGCGTCAATCATGGTTTGCACCGTTCGGCAACATCAAGACCTCACCGAACGATTCATGGACCGCAAGCGCCATCCAGACTGGCATGGGCGAATCTGGAAATCCGTCCTACGAATGCCGGACCGCTCCGACCTATGGGACCGCTACGCCGCACTGCTGGGGACAGGCGACACGCCGAAGGAGGGCAAGAAAGCCGCTCAGGCGTTCTACGCTGCCAACCAGTCAGAGATGGACGCAGGCGGGAAAGTCGCGTGGGAGTTTGACAAGCTCCCGAACGAAATGACAGCCCTGCAATCACTGATGACAATCCGGGCACTGGACCCCGAATTCTTCCGCCGTGAGATCCAGCAAGAGGGCGGCGCTCCTGCAGACAGCAGCGGAATGAGGCTCGACAGTCAGCAGCTCGTCACACGCCTCAGCCGCGTTCCCCGCGGGCACGTTCCGCAACAAGCCAACTATCTCACAGCATTCATCGACTCATCCGACCAAGTCCTGTGGTGGATGGTCTGCGGTTGGCAGAAGGATTTCAGTGGAATCATCATCGACTACGGAACGTGGCCTGACCAAAACCGCCCGACGTTCTACAAGTCCGACCTCGCCGCAAAGATCAGCCAGCAACTCCCAAACGCATCATGGGAAGAGGCATTTACGCACGCGCACAATCAGCTTGAATCTTATTTGCTCACGACTTTCCCCGGTCTCGATATCATCCTTAAAGACTGGGCAGACGGCCAACAAAAGCCGCGAATTGAATCACAGGTGATGGCATCGGCAAACCGCAACCGCATTCGCCCATCAAAGGCATTCGCGGTGAAGCCCGGCAGAAAGCCCGTGCATCTGTGGGGCGATCAACATCGGGACCGCAACAACGGGCAATGCTGGGTTGAAAAACGCAGCGAAACACCCGCACATGTCCAGTATGATGCCAACATATGGAAGAGCCACGCAGCCCGTCGACTGCAAACCACGGTCGGTGCACCCTCCGCTGTTCTGCTACCTGGCATCAACGAACGCGAAAATCGACTGCTGGTGGAGCATCTGACGGCAGAAAACCCGAAGCAAATCACCTATGATGGATCTGCGGGAGTTGTTTGGGAGGCTATTCCGGGGAGGGATAATGACTGGTTTGACTGCTACGTCGGGTGCTGCGTTGGGGCAAGTATCGTCGGGGTGGGGATGGCAGGAGAGCGACCAGCCAAAGCCGAACGCCGGACCTTCGCTCTACCTGGAGCCGTCCGTGCATGACGATCGGCGACAATTCCAGCTCCCGCACTCAGGGCTGTCATGCCAGCACTGCGGGGAGCATCTGCCGCGTGTCAGTCACACTCGCACGACCCCGGGGTTTATTCTTCGAGAGCGACACTGCAGCAAGTGCGGACGCATCAACACGACCTCGGAGCGAATCGTGGGCACGCGAGAGCGAATCGGTAAACGCTCATTCAGCGACCCCTGCCGCGAGTAGTTGGCAGTAATGCCACAGCGCTATTCACACTGCGTCATTCGCCTGCAATCCTGCGGGCATGAGCACCCCATCACAAATCCTCGCCGATCAAGCCGCAAAGGCTGCCAGCGCCTCTAACGATGGCGTGACTGTCGCGCGCCGCAGTCTCAGCGAGCTGATGGAGTACGAAAAGCATCAGGCGAGCAAGACCGCAACCGCAGATCCGGCTGCCGGTCTCCGCGCAATGATCACCCGTATCGTCCCGCCCGGAGGGCACTAATGGGACGCCGCCGCAGTCGATCACAGGCAGTCGCTCGCACACCGACGCCGCCGCAGGTTCGGGCAAAGTTTGACCTCGCTCAAACGACGCCGGAAAATCGCAGGCATTGGACAAACGCCGACGGTCTCGCCGCACGTGCTGCAATGTCTCCGGCAGTGCGCCGTGTTGTTCGCATTCGCAGTCGCTACGAAGCAGAGAACAATTCGTGGTACGCTGGTATTCTCCGCACGGCCGTGAATCATATTGTCGGCAGTGGCCCGCGCTTGCAAGTCCTCACGACTGATCCCGAAGCGAATCAGCGAGTAGAGATCGCTTGGCGTCGATGGACTGCAAAAGTCGATTTCGCAGACATCCTGCGAACTGCTGTCGAAGCCTACTGGCGTGACGGTGAAGTGTTCGTTATGCGAGCCGATCGGCCGCGATGGTATCCACTGTCACTCGATTTACGAACGCTCGAAGCCGATCAGATCGCCATGCCGTGGCAGCAGTCGCAGTTACAAGATCCATTCGTGGATGATGGCATTCGCTTCGACCCATCACTCAATGAGTTGGAATTCTTTGTCTACGACCATCATCCCGGCACAAACGCACCTGTGAGCCTGCTCAGCGGTGACTGGTATCCATCAAGCGAAGTGCTTCACCTGTACAGAGCGGAGCGACCTGGGCAAACCAGAGGCATCCCCCGGGCAACGCCGGCACTCCAGACACTGCCAATCATGCGACGGCAGGAACTGGCAACGCTCTACTCTGCAGAGACTGCCGCGAATTTCGCCATGTATCTCAAGAGCACGTCCCCGGCCGCAACACCCGCAGCCAGTCCGGCAGACTTCGCTGAGATCGAACTCACGCGCAACATGCTGACGACCCTGCCGGAAGGCTGGGAGATCGGACAGGTTGAACCAAAGCAGCCTGGCCCGCTTTACGAGATGTTCCAGCGACAGGCTCTTATGAGTTTCTGTCGTTGTACCAACATGCCGTACACGCTCGCCGCAGGCACCGGCAAAGACGCAAACTTTTCCTCATTCAAAGGGGATATGTCCAACGTTTGGGCGCCGGAAGTGAACGTCGAACGCGACCGCATCACGTGGGCAATTGTCGAGCGAGTTTGGCAGTGGTTTCTGGAGGCTGCCGTATTTGTTCCCGGGCTGCTCGCAGGCATGCCGCGAATTGAGGAAATCAATCACCAGTGGACATGGCCGCCACTCCCTGAACTGGACGCAACCGAAGCCGCAAACGCTGCAGCAACTCGACTGGCGACCGGTCAGAGCACGATGAGCGATGAGCACGCACGACGCGGCAAAGAATGGGAGATGGAAGCCATTCGTGCGGCTGCTGACTTCGGCGTTACGGTGGAAGAATACAAGCGTGCAGTGTTCAATAAAACATTTGGAATTCAGCCGGCGGCGCCTCTGTCAGCGTCTCAATCATCCCCAGCGCCTGCACAGGCCGCCGGCGAATATACAACCATCGGACAGCGAGCATTCAGCAACAATCAAAAACGCATTCGCAAGGCTCTCGATGAGTTGGCGCAGGGTGAAGCGTCACGCGCATTCACAGAGCAAACGCTCGCCAGTATCGGCCTGTCGGATCAACGAATTGCCGTTCTGGTCGACGACGCACTGGAAGGCGACGGCGTTACCGATGACGAACTCAGCGACATCGAAGCCGCAGCCAATCTGCAAGCCGCGGGCAAATACGACGGCATTGACTTCACTCCGCCCGAAGGAGTCCGCAAGGAAGCCGCAAAGGGGCTGGAATGGCGCCGTGAATTTGGCCGCGGCGGAACTGCCATTGGTGTTGCAAGAGCACGCGATCTAAGCAATGGCGTGGCAGTCAGTCCTGAAACGATCAGCCGCATGGTGCGATATTTCCCGCGGCATGCAGTCGACAAAAAGGCGGATGGGTTTTCGCCGGGTGAGGACGGCTATCCATCGAACGGGCGCATTGCCTGGGCACTGTGGGGCGGAGACGCAGGAGAGGCATGGGCAAATAAAGTCATGCGACAAATGGACGCGAGGGACGACGAATGAAGCCAATCTCGCTCACAGCAACCATCGAACTCAAAGCGGCCGAAGGCTCAAAGCCGCGCCGATTTTCCATCCTTGCCTACACCGGGGGACCACTGCCAGTGACTGGGTTTAGCCTGCCTGTCGTAGTCGATTTGGCTGGACTCGAAACTCCCGGCAACGTGCCGATTCTGTTGGACCATCAGAACACCGTCGAAGATACACTCGGCGTTACAGACACGATCCAGAACGACGGGCAAAGCCTGATTCTGGCCGGACCAGTCACAGGTGTATCTGCAAAGGTGCAAGGTGTCTTGCAGCAAGGCGCCGCCGGGCATCAATGGCAGGCGTCTATCGGCGCCCGCATCATCGAAGAAATCGAAATTTCCGCCGGCGAGTCTGTTGAGGTGAATGGCCGTATTCAACACGGCCCATTTATCCTCGCTCGCCGTGCAGTCCTCCGCGAAACGTCCGTTCTGCCGATGGGTGCAGACGGCGCCACAGCGGTTAACCTGGCAGCCGCGGCTGCCGCAATGTTACGAGGTGCAGCCGTGTCATTCGAAGACTGGTTGAAGGAATTGGGTTTGTCGCTCGACAACATGACCCCCGAAAATCAAGCCGCGCTGATGAAGGCGTGGGAAATGAAGTCAGCCCCGCCTGTGCAGGCTGAAGAACACGTGGACCCCGAAAAAAAGGATATGGCCGCCATGCCGACCGAAGAGAAGCCGACCGCACAGGCTGCCGCAAAGAATGATCTGCAGGCAGCCGCAGACCTTCGCCGGCAGATCGCCGGCGTCTACCGCCAACAGGCAGAAATCCAGGCCAAAGCCGCCGGTCACCCCGACGTGATTGCCGCCGCACTGGAGAACAACTGGTCTGCCGAAAAGGTGGAACTGGAAATCCTGAAGCGGCAAGTTTCGAGCGGCCGCACTCGCCCAACATCGTTCGTCGCCGCGCAGAACGGCGGCGATCCATCGCGCATCCTTCAGGCCGGCCTTTCCATGGCGCGTGGCCACAAAGGCACTGAAAAGGAATACAGCGACGCTGAACTGCAGGCCGCGCAGACCCAGTTCCGCGGACGCATTGGACTGCAGCAAGTCATGCTGATGGCAGCCGCGGCAAATGGCATGTCTGTCATGCCCGGAACGCGACTGCATGACGGCAACCTGCGTGAAGTGATGAACTACGCGTTCGGCCGCAGCATTCAGGCCGGATTCTCGACAGTCAGCCTTCCCGGCATCTTCAGCAACCTCGCAAACAAAGAACTGCTGCAGGGGTTTGAGGAAGTCGCGAACAACTGGACGGAGATTGCTGAGATCAAGTCCGTCAGCGACTTCAAGACTCACACGTCTTACCGTCTCCTCGATGACATGGAATACGAGGAACTCGGCCCCGGTGGAATGATCAAGAATGGCAAGATCAGCGAGGAAAGTTACACGCGATCCGCTGACACGTATGCCAAGATGTTCAGCCTCACCCGCCGCGACATCATCAATGATGATCTCGGAGCATTCGACGATCTTCGAACGCGCCTCGGCCGTGGTGCTGCTCGTCGGCTGAATCGTTTGGTGTGGACGACGTTTCTCAGTAACCCGACGACGTTCTGGACCGCTGCCCGGACGAACTTCATCGACGGCGCCGACAGTGTGCTCGGAACTGATGGCGCTGGTCTGAGCAAAGGCATCAAGGCCTTCCGTCAGCGTAAGTCGCCGCTTGTCACGGGCGCCGAAGAGACCAGCCGCATGACGCTTGGCGGGCAGCCCACGAAACTGCTCGTTCCGCCAGAACTTGAAGCGGTTGCAGAGGCTCTTTACGTCGCCCGCAATCTGGCCGCCGTGAAGGCAGCCGACGCCAACATCCACGTCAACAAGTACCGCCCTGTGATCGCCACGGAACTCAGCGATAGCGCCTATGGCGGCGGCTACAGCGCCACCGCCTGGTACCTGTTCGATGACATCATGAAGCCAGTTGTGGTTTCATTCCTCAACGGTCAGCAGTCTCCGACCGTCGAATCTGCAGACGCCGACTTCAACACGTTGGGCATCCAGCTTCGCGGTTATCACGACTTCGGTTGCTCGCAATCCGAATACCTCGCTGGCGTCAAGTCGAAAGGCGCCGCATAACGTCGCCTGACGCTGCTCAAAGCCCGGTGACTGGTGTTGCCGGGCACTTCTCGAAAACATCCTTCAGGGAGTTTATACAATGGCTCAGAGTCCTGCTTTTCTCTACAGCTCTGATGACGCTGTAGATTACACGCCAGCCGCTGCGGTGACTGGTGGTGACGTGGTTGTTTCGGGCGCCGTGATCGGCGTTGTCCCGACGGATCTGGCAACCGGCGAAAAGGGTGCCCTGCAGATCGAGGGCGTCTACCAGGTGCCGAAATCGACCGGCGCAATTGTGGCCGGCCAGCCGATTTTCTGGAATCCGACTGGTGACCCCGACAGCGGAGATGCTGGCAGCGGTGCAGCCAATCAGACCGGCACCGGATCGTATATCGGGATTGCTGTGCAGGCACAGGCCAGCGGTGACAACACCTGTTTGGTGATCTTGAACGCTCCGATCCCGCCGCGGCAGGTTGCAGTGACCGCGACCAGCGACGGCACAGGAACAGCCGTCATTCCCGCAGGTGCATCGTTTGTCACGGTGACCAGCTCAAACGCGAATCACCAGATCGCTCTTCCCGCCGGTTACATCGGGCAGACGCTGCGCATCCTTGTCGGCACGACGGCCTGTGAATTAATTTCATCGGTCGCCGCCGACAAAGTCAATGAAGTGACTGTTGGAGCAACCAACGAACTGGCATTGACTGCTGAGGCTCTCTATACCTGCCAGTACACAAAGGCAGGTTTCTGGATCGTGACCGGACTGACAAAACTCGGTGCTGCTCAGGCCGCTCTTGTTCCCGATGCTCTCTAATCTGTGAGGTGATTTGTGAGTGACTTCGATGACGCTATTGGCGACATGACCGACGACCTACTCACAGAGGCAGGCGAGTCATGCACATACATCCGCGGCACGGAGTCCACCACAATTACTCTCCGCAGAGCGGCAGGCCGAACGCAATATCAGGACAACGGAAACGGCGGTGTGTTGGAAATCCGGCCCGTGGACTGGATCGCCCGCAACATCGCCCTTCCATACGCAACGCCGCTTCCCGGTGATCTAATCATCGCCGGGAACCAGCGTTTTGAGTTGCAGCCATTTGCTGGCGAAAAGGTGTTCCGCATTACGTCACCGAAGATGGTTCGCCTTCACAGTAAGCAGGTGCAGTAATGCCGGCGACCATCGCACCATCCATTGAGGCTATGCAGGCAATCACAGACCGGATCAATTCCGGGACGGCCTACGAATTGGACCTCAAAGCAACCTACAGCGAACAACTGGTGGACCCACTCGAAGAGATTGTTGGTTTGCGTGTTGACGTTTGCAGCGAGTCCGAAGAGCAGTTGATTGAGACGTGCGACCTTGAAGACAACACCCGCCACGTGATCCGCGTCTGGTTGCGAAAGAAATTGCAAGCAGTCACACCCGACGAAATCGACCCGCTCAAACTACTCTGCCGGCAGATATTCCAGAGGCTCAATAACTTTCGATCGTCGAACGGCCGCGTGATGGTTTTTGACATCGAAAACGATATTAAGGCTGTTCCCGACAAAACCGCCCTGCACACGTCTCGATTATTCGTCGCAAGCGTGTATTTGGTTGTGGAGGTGGAGCCGAGTCCATGAAGCTGAATTTTGAACTGGAGGGGCTGGAGGACATTGCACGTCGCCTGACGCTGCTCGGGGATAAAGACGCAATCGCCATCATGATGAGCGCATTGCGAGGCGGGTTGAACGTCGTCGCAAACCAGATCCGCAAAGAACTCAAATCACCCGTCGAGCATGTCCGCAAAACGGTTGGCGTTACGGTCAAGCGAAATCGCAAAGGGCGAATCACAGCAAAAGTCGGTTTTCGAGTCGGTAAGAAAAAGGATCTGGTGGCAGTCCGCAGTGGGCGCAATAAAGGCGGTGTGGGGATCAGCGGGCAGAATGTACATTGGTGGATTCTCGGGGCAGGCCTTCAAAATCCGCCACGAAAACGCAAGACGCTCAACAACGCATCTACAGGAATCATGCGACCACAGCAGCCCGGAGTCGTTCAAAACGCTTGGGCACGCTCACAAGGCAGAGCGAAGGCCGCCATGGCAAAAGCAGCAGGGAAAACACTTGAGCGGCAAACAAGGGCACTGACGAAGCGATGACAACAGCCAGCGCACGAATTATTGCAATCATGACGCTCCCGCGATGGGAGTGCACAGCCGCACGCACACAGATCGAGGCAGCACTGAGGCAGATCGGTATTCCGCTCATGACCGCTCAGGGTGTGTTCTACGGGCAGTGCATGACCCGTCTGATGGAATCCGCAATGGATCAGGGGGCGGAGTGGATTCTGACCATCGACGGTGACTCATGGTTTACCGCAAAGCAACTCCTGCACCTGATGACGGTATTCCATGAATCAGAACACATTCACGCCCTCGCAGCCCTGCAGGCTCGCAGGGGCAAACCGTCGCCGCTTCTGACTGTCGGATCAGACCAGGATGGTTACGTCACGATCGACAAAGAGCCGCTCGAAGTCGCCACAGCCCACTTCGGCCTTACACTGCTCCGCACGTCTGCCCTCCGTCAAGTCTCTCGCCCATGGTTCTGGTCGCAACCTGATTTCGACGGCCGCTGGGGTGATGATCGAGTGGACGAGGACATCTACTTTTGGCGCGAGTGGAAAGCAGCAGACAATAGCCTTTACGTTCTCCCGACGTGCCGAATTGGGCATCTTGAGGAAATGGTCTCAGTGATTGGCCCTGACGGCAAAACAACTCACGTTTATCCCTCCGATTTCAACGCATAAGGATTCATGAAATGGCAAAGACAAAAGTCAAAGGTACGGTGCTCGAAATCGGCTCGGGAACCAACTTCACAGCCGTCGCACAGATCACCAATTTTGCGGTGACGGGCGGCGCAACCGAGACTGTTGAAAGCCGAACGCTGGATGGCACTGTCGGTATCGAATACAGCCCAACGGGCTACACCGAAAGCGGCAGTGTGACGTTCTCGCTGATTCATGATTTGGCCCTCGCAGGGCATCAGGCGCTGACTGATATTCTGGTTTCCGGGCACCTCGAAACGACGGGCGCTGCTCTTGAAATTCCATGGCGAATCAAAGCCGCGGACACGTCAACCAGCACGATCACATTCACGGGCGTCGGGTTGGGCGTCGATCTGAATGGCGACGCGGCCGACATCCTTCGGTCTGATGTTACAATCAAGATTTCCGGCAACGTCACGTGGCCCACCTGATGAGGTTCAATCATGAAATGCAGATACACCCGTGACGTAGACGCCGGCGACCTTTGCGACCCAGCACTCGTTACAATCAAAAATGGACGCCGCGTAATCGCTGCAGGAACAATCGTTGATGCAGCGGTTCATGCCCTGTCGCGTCCGGCCGTCGATGTTCGGGCAGGCATTGCGGTTCCTGAAGATGATGAATGCCGCGAGGCGTGCGGTATGACTGTTCAGCAGATCGCCGCTGCGCAGTCTGCAATTCGGCGACTTTACGCGCCACCAACTGAGGAGGACGAGCAAGATGAATAGGACCGTAATCAGTCGAGACCAGTTTTTACAGCCGATGGCACCGAAGCCTGTCGATGTTCCCGTGCCAGAATTCGGCCCGGGTTGCGTCGTGCCGGTGTGGCCGTTGAACGCAAAAGAATGGACGCAATTCCAAACCGAGCAGCAGGGAAAGGACGGCAAGCCGAATGCGAAAGCAAAGTTCGTGCGCGAACGTCTGGTGGTGCGCTGCTGTCGCGACGACCACGGCGTTCCATTGTTCACGGATGCAGACATTTCAGCGATCGGTGAGCAGAACTGCGGCATCGTGGAGCGGCTGGTCAATGCGGCGCTTGAGGTGTCGGGTATCACAGGCAAGGACGCAGAGGAACTGGCAAAAAACTCCGAGTCGACGCAGCCCGCATGACGGCGCTGCGTCTGGCGGAGCACGTGGCTCACACCACTGATGTCGATGGCATGCTTGAGCAAATGACTCCCGCTCAGTTCAT